ACCCTATTTTATGAATTTAGGTAGATTATGAAGCAGACAATTTGATTGTTGCTGCACATTCTGGTCTTAGGATTCCATGCCCAAGTGCGTACTTGGCGATCATCAATGTTGATTGATACATAATTCCATAATCTGCACCTGAGATTTCAGTTGTCATGTCTTGCAACTTGACTGTGCCGACTGCGGATTTATGGAATACCAAACCTAGCGTCTTGCTGTCATCTCCTGAGTAAGTGTTATTAGCACCTGAAGGGTTAGAGCCTACGTTAGATTGTGGTACGTTGTTAGACATCATGATAGGGATACCTGCAACCTGTGTTACTGTACCTGCTGCTACAGAACCATTACCCTGTGGGTTAAAGTCTGTATTCATAACTCTGGTAGCAGATTCAGGAATCTTATAAAATTCCGCAGGTGGCAACACACAGAATCTATCTGTGCTTGGAATGTCACGAGTGTCAAACTCTTGAGCTATATCATAGATAGCTGCAACAAGTTCATCTCCTGTTACGTCAGATGAAGCTGTATTGCCATTAGGCAGTGTTAATACAAGACCGCCATCTTCGCCAGTAATTGTAGCTGACGCACGACTTGCATTAGCAATTACCTTCGCTACGTTTTGATCGTATGTTTTGGCAAGTGCCTTTCCAAGTTCAGCAGAATAAGTTGCACGAACATCATAGTGGTTCTTCAACTCATCTAGCCTCGCCACTACAGCTTGGGCGATTAACATATCATCAATATTTATCAAAACCTCATTAGCTTTGATTTGGTTCGCTCCGACTAGGGGTTCTCCAATTACATGATAGGCAGCAGTAGCTGTACCTAATTTTGGAAAACTGGCCGATTTGCCTGATGCAATAGTACGGACAGAATGTAGTTGCTCGTTGAAAATATTATTCTGGGCAAAAGAAGTTAGCACCTCTCCTGAGAAGACTTTAAGAAAAAGTTCGTCAAAGTTTGTACCCGAATTATTGACAAGACCGAGCCTACTTACAGTTGCGTTAGCCATCTGTTTAGTAAGTTGTTGTGAATAATTTGTACTTTCTCCGTCTTTACTAACCTTTTCTCAAAGCGTTATCTGCAACGTGGTTGTCAGGCACTTTGATATGTAGATATTGTATGCCGAGAGCCTAGCAGTTCCACTTGCGTAGAGCAAGTGCCTTTCTAGTTGGCCGCCCTTTACTGTCTTTCATTGCTCCTTTGACACCTTTCATTCTTGCACAAAAAGATTTTTTTCTAGCTTTTTCACGTTTTGAAAGTCCACTTTTTTTAGTGACAGGTCGTTGCAACTTAGAACCTGTAGCAGCGTTTATTCTTCTTCTCCCACTTTCAGACAGTCCTCCTGTTGGATTCTTGTCTGACTTTCTAAGAGATAAAGATTTTCTGCGTGGAGACATGAACTACAGATAAGAGTAGTTAAATAAAATATAACAGTTATGCTGCTCTTTGTCGTCTTTTGTGATTGTAACTTATTCTTTTTCCGCTAGTTTTTTCTCTTTTAAATCTAAGTCTTTCTCTATTACTTAACTCTTTACTTGTCTTAGGAGTTTTACTACTAACTCTTTTTGAAGGTCTGCAAGCAGGGTAAGGTCTGCCATCTCCCTTCTTACGACCACAGGGTTTACCTGTTTTGACATCAACCCACTTCTCTTTGAACCACCTGTCAAGACTCATTTTTTGTTTTTATTTTTGTTTCTTAATCTGCGTACCAGTAAGAAATCTTCTTTAGAAAGTTTACCATCTTTATTTTTATCTAAAGATTTTTTTTGTTTGTCTGTTAGTTTTTTCATGCTTTGGTGTAACCTCCACCTGCTGCTTTATATTGTCTAACAAGTTGACCACTTGCGTATGCAGAAGGCCACTTCTTGACTCTAGCTTTGACTCTAGCTTTGATTCTTGCATAAAGTTCTGGCTTGGTTGGTTTGTTAGCCATTACCTACCACCTTAGAGTTTTCTAATCTTTTATATACAGATAATGTATAGTCTTGATCTTTACCATATCTAGGGTCAGACATAGCTTTTGTAAGTTCTGCCTGTGTTTTAAATGTATTAGTATTACCTGTTGCTGTTCTACCATTTATCAGTTGTGGTTCATAACCTTCTGCTTCTCTCATCTGTGCAGCAAAACCCTGTACTGCAACCTTAATCATTGTGGGGTCTTGAGTATCAAGTATCTTGTCAAATGCCTTAAGAGTTTCGTCAGGCACATTAGCCTGTGTCCATTCTCTAAGTTTTGAATAGCCTTCCTCTCCACCTGTAACTGATAAGATGTCATTTAACTGTGCATCTTTTATATCTTCAGCAGGGTTAGCAGCACCCCTTAATCCATCTAAGTAAGTATCAATAACTTGCTTAGAGAATCCTGCTTCTCCTAGTTTCTGGTAATCATCTTCTGTAATATTACCTGATTCTTTAAATGTATTAGTAATAACTTGTGGGTCAATACCAACTTCTTCTAAGACTGAAGCTAAACCATCTCCATAAACTTCAGCAGCGTCATAGTTGTCATTGCTTTCTTCTGTCTGAGTTTCTTCCTCTGTAGATTCTTCAGCAGTATTTTCAATACTACCTAGCTTACCTTCTAGTTCTTTGTAGCTGTTTACCATATCCGCAGCAGTTTTAAACTTACCTGCGATAAGTCCATTCTCATCTCTTAGACTTTCAATATCTTGTGAAGACATTGGTGGTGTTTCATTTGCTTGTACTTGTGATGATGTCATAGTGGTTTTTTGGTTTAACTATAAGTGATTGTACTGCCATGTCTAGTACTGACAGTCTTACCTTGATTCTTTGATTTAGGTGTACCTTCTTCATTTACACCTAATCTACTGACAACTGCTTTTTCAGGAGCTACATATCTCCCATTGTTGTCTCTTGGTTTCGCAGTCTTTTTAGACTGGCTGTTCTTGTTGGGCATTGGAATCCATTTGTTGTGAGATAAGACCTGCTTCAGCCTGTTTCTTGGGGTCAAGTAAAGGCGAGCCTACAGCAGCACTACCAAGACTTCTAACGAGTTCTTGTTGTTGTAGTTGCTGTTGCTCCGCAGCAATCTGTTCTCCTGATTTTACCAATGTTTCAGTTTCAATGCCAATACTGGTAGCCAACCTTTTAATAGCTTCGTCAACATTAACGTATTGTCTCATCACATCAGCACCTAGAGCCTGTGCCAAAGTAGTAATAAACTCAAGTAGTTTCTCTTTATCCTGTCCTCTACCTAGTCCTTGTAATCCTGTGATGATTGAGATACCTACTATATCTTTTGGTAGTTCTGGTACTCTACCTGCTTTTGATAGTAGGTGCATACGTCTTCTTAAATAAGGTAGCTGTAGTTCTGAAGACAGGATAGAGTAGATTCCACCAAGCGTTGACTCTAGTTCCTGTGTCAGTATCTTTAGCTCTGTACTTGTTACTCTTTCAGCGTCACGTTGTACTGCTTTAGCCATCAAGAAAGCATACTGTAATCTCTGTTCTATTCTCTGTACTGCTGTAAAAGACGTCTGCAAATCTGCTCCTTTGCCTACCTGTAAGACAGATACATCTTGTGCATTGCCTTCTCTAATAGCTCCGTTGGGTGCTTTAGCTAGGGTACTAGCTCTGGTTGTACCATTAGGATTTACAAGAAAAACTGTACGAGCAGACGCAGCAGCGTTTTCGATTATAGCTTTCATCAATCCTTCAAGAGAAATCAAATCCCCTCTGTACTCTTCAACGTATCCCCTTCCGTAACTTTCTGCACTTAACCTTGTGAACCTAAGATTTATAAAAGGAGTTACATCTTTCCTTGCCCTACCTTCTGTGTTAGGTATCCTCTCTCCTTTACATTCTTGATGCCAGTTAAAAAAGTCTCCATCTCTTTTGACGTGTGTGTATATATCTAAATCCTCTTCCAAAGTATTCTCTGTATATTTTGCTTTCTCTTCTAGTCTTGCTACAAAGTCAGGTGGCAAGGCTTTACCATTTACTGTTTCTTTAATAATAATTTCTAAAGTATTACCATTGGGGTCACGTCTGCATACATACTTTTCTAATGGATATACTTGTAATCCTTCGTTTGTTAGATATAACAAAACATTCCCACCGACAATAAGATGTTTCAATGCTTCAAACATTGCGACTCTATCATTTGATATTTCAATCTCACGCATCAAAGCATTTTCAACTTTGCGTAATGCTCTATCTATC